ATAGTATCGAGGATGCGCTGACCTGTCTGTACGATGTCCGCGATTCCATCAGAGTCCGCAGAAACCTTTCCAACCTTGGGCGCGAGTGCGCGGTCAAGTCGGTCGATGATTTCAAAACGTACCTTGACGCGGCGGATCTTCTTCCAGCCATCGTCCTGATTTGCATCGGGCGTTGTGAGCGTGTTGATACCAGAGTCGTACCAGATCAGACCGTCAGGACTCATGGACAGCATCAACATACCAGAGTAAATAGCTTCCTCGTACTGCGCGTATGTCAGATCCTCGAACAACTCAGTTGCTCCTTCGATTACAGAGTGTGTGATGCCCTGATTGGAAGGTGTCGCCGCAATGAGACCAGCGGTGTAGCAGATAGCAAGGACACCATCCACTTCTTTTCCGCCCGCAATGTAACCTCCGCCGAGATATACGATCTTTGCATTATTGAACGACTTAGCATTTGCGCAACGAGTTGCGAACTCAACACTGGTCTTCTGACCGACTACGGCAATACCGAGCTTTCCGTTCTGGTATGCGTTGTCGAGGTATTCCTTCAAGAGATTGCTGATTGTCATGCTATCGTCATCGTCAACATCGATCACGATTACGTTGTAATAGTAGGACTCGAACGCGGCGAATGCTGCGGAGTAGTCTGTGTTTGTGACAGTCGGGTTTTCGCCTCCAGAGAGTACGCCATCAGCTACTGCGACAGCAGGAACGGTCGCGATTTCTCCTGCGATGGTGACATACCGAGATGTGCTTGCTGCTGCTACCAGGTTTGCGCCTTCGCTCTTACTGTCTGCTGTAAAGGTGAACGTCTCTACGAGCACATTATCAGCATAAATTTTCAGTTGCTTCTTGGAGGAATCTCCGAGCTTCGCCTGAATCGCAATGCTGATAGCCATGGTTCCAGGATATTTCGAGGTGACTGTCAAGCCAGACGCGATCTCATATGTGGCAGCCTTACCGCCTGTACCGAGTCGGTAGGTGTACACTACGGAAGCACCGCCTGCAAAAGCGGCAGCTGCGGCAGCCACTGTTCTTCCAGTAGCATATTCTCCAGCTCCATATGTCTTGTACAGCTCATCGGCATTGGTGATTTTCACAACCTTACCGAGCGGACCCCATGCAGACTGTACGGGGATGGCTACGATGCCGTCCGTGGATCCGCCATTGATGTTAGATCCAGCGTTCTTGTGGTTTTGATAGATGCCAGGGCGTCTTTTGGTTTCGCCTTCATTATAAAAAATAGCCATTTACTTTACCTCCTTATTTTTGAATTTTTCGATTATCTTTCTTGCTTCTGAAAGGGTAGCGGTTTCCTTACCCGCGTTGCGGAGCGCTACGACCACGATTTCACGGTATGTACCGAAAACCTTGTGATTGTCCGCCAACTCTTTAGCGGTATAGACGCTCTCCACGGGAGCCGTTTCCGCTTTTGCGTTGATCTCCGAGATCGTTGATTTTGTGGTGTTAGTCGCCATTTCTGTGGCTCCTTTCATTTTTGGTTATGAGTGATATGCTGGAATACGTCATCTGATGCGAGGTGAACCACTAAGGCGTATGTCGCTTCTACTGTTACCTGACCTTCGCGGAGAGGATCCGCGCCCAAGTCGGCGGTATTTCTGCGATTCACCATGATCGGCGTTTCACCGCTCTTCAAGATTCGTCTTACCGCATACAGTTTTGTTGTGATGTCTCGCGCGACCGCTGTTGCTACAGCGTTGGTCTCGGAGAATATGTGGCATTTGAGGTGGGCTGTTCTCCAGATGGTCTGGAACGTATCGGGGATCCATCCTGCTGGATCGTCTGTTACCAGTCTCCAATAGACCGCAGATTCTGTGGATTTCGGTTTCCACGCCGTCTCCGTGAGTTTGTCGTGGTTGATGACATGGAGCGAATTGAACATAGATGCTGTCCATTCATTGATCCTTGATATAACATCGGGATCAGATGTAGTTATCACAGGGAACGCCAAAAGCTCAAACGCGAGTGTGCATCCGATGATCTCTTCCGTTGGTTCGGTGAAATAAGAGGATGTCTTCCATTGAGCAGACACAACAAATTTGTCTTTCGAGAAAAAGTATCCATGAATGAGTGGCCGCAAAATCGGCTCGATTTCCTCTGGAAATTGTTCTCCGTCTTTGCACATGATGTCAACAGAAAGGGTGCCCCCCATAGCACGCTCGGGGTCTCCTTGTATGTCAACCGCAAATACCACACGCCCGTACTGTTGACCATGTTCCCACTTCTCGTCATTGTCAGCAGGCGCCTCCTGGCTAAAAACCGCAGGCTTGCCGTTGTAAATGCCAAGATGATCCGCAAGAGATTTTTGTGCAATCAAATGTTCATATAATGCCTGTTCTATCATAGATTTTCTCCGTCGAAATAGCTTTGATCGTAGATGCGGACGATGGATCTCTCAGCGTGTTGTAGGATCCTATCGTGATGCGGTCTCGGGGCCATTCTGCTCGTGCCATCTTCAAGAATTTCACCGAGATTGTACTTGCCGTTGTCGGTCGTGACATCGCTTTCGATTCTCGATATATATCTTCCGTTTTCTACGAGGGATGACGGCTGCCATGAGTTTCGGAATGTTCCAGTCCTTACCGCAGGTGGTTCGCCAGGGGCGGATGCGGTATAGTACCGCCCATTTTTCTTTTTTCCATCTGCGGGGTCTTTCTGCCTTGCATAAGTGCCAGGCACCTTGTAACGCCTACCGCTCCTCTTACCTCTTAAAATGATTTGCGAGGAGTTTCTGAGTACAACAGCCGCCCTCCATGCTCTTCCTTCCATTTCATGCTTGATATGATTTTTCACCATATCTACGTTTTCATGAATGGGAGCACCCTCGAATGTGATTTTACTCATTTCAGATCTGCCCTTTCTTCGACCGTGTAAATGAGGACATGACCGAGCTCTCCAGGGTTCTTTGGCTCACCATGAACAATGAATCTGCGTGGTGTGCTCTCTTGATCTGTGGATGACAATTTCAATTCAAGGATATCTGTGGCTTTGGCTCGTGGTTTCGCTCCGCGTTGGAGAATGGTATGTGTAATCGGAGTTCCGAGCTGTTTGAATTGCTCGATCTCTTTGGGAGTGGCTTGGGTTATGAATCCCAAAAACTCACCTTGCGCCGAAAGACCACCTGTGTACGGTCTTCCGCCCGCCGTAGTGCCACCCTCTCGGCGGAGAATGCTAAAGCGTTTGATACCTTGTCCTGGTCGAAGTAAACCTCTGAATGACAAGAGCTTTCATCTCCTTCTTTAGAATTTTCGGTGGTTAGCTTGCATGTCGTTATAGAAATACGGGGTGTCTCCATGAGGCATGAGGCTTTCTTTGCACCCTGCAACAGGTACACCATGGACTGCCTTTGCCTCTCTCTTTGCCTCATCGAGCATTTTTTTCCAACGCTCAGCGCGGCTATCAAGGGAGTAGGATAGACCTCCAACACTGGTGTTCACCTCGTAGGAAAGTTTCATCACGATAGCCTCTAAGCATTTCAGTTTCGCTGTTCTCCAGCTATTCCCGTATTTGCCCAAGATCGCCATGTACTCTTCGTCACATAGCGGGCTCGTGATCCCTTCCATATCTAAAACAGTATCACCAAGCTCAAAGCGCATCTGATCGAGACCTTTTTCTGTGATCTTTGTAGGATCGTAAGTATAAGTGAATTCGGGCATTACTGCTCACCTTCGCTTATTTCGGTGCTGATCTCCTTTGCTCGGTTCTCAGCTGCGGTCTTGATGGTCTTACGTCCGTCAGACATATGCAAAAGGATGAGCGCATCTGCATCCGTCATCGTTTTTACGATTTCTTCTGCCTCTGCGGTCTTGCCTGTCAGTACGGAAAAGATCGCCTGGATACCTTCCTCTGTCGGTTCAAGTCTCATTTCTCCCTCTTCTACGTTGACAGCGATGCTGAACGCAGGAGCGGGAATAACGATCTTTTCCGCATCTCCGTTTGTCGGTGCGATTTTCTTCATCTCGACCAGGTTTTTGGCGTGTCCAGGGCGGATGAGATCGCCCTGGATTACCTCTCCAATTCGGAAGTTCTGACCTGCAAAACTGCACGGTTTAAGTGCTACATAGGTCATGGTGATTCCTCCTTTTCTTATCAGACGCA